AAAGAGTTTTACTTATATCGTATTGACGCATTTTCAAATGATAGTACAGCTGCCAAACCAGGTATATTTAAAAACTTTAGTCAAAACTCTAATGGACAACAATACAATGTGGCAAGAACAACATTTTATAATCAAATGAATATTCAAAGAAGAATACCATTTAAATATTCAGAAAAAACAGATATACAATTTCAATTAAGAACAGCATCAGCAACACACGAAATGAATGTGTTTGGTGAGGGTATTTTAGTAGATGTTCCAAGAACTATGCAGGTTTAATAAATGAAAAGTTTTAAACAATACTTCTTTGAAGCAATCAACGGACCTAAAATCATTATGATTGGTGGACCAGGTTCTGGTAAATCAACATATTCAGAATTGATGAAGAAAGAATTAGGTATCGCCCACATATACACAGGTGATATGATGAGAGCTTTAGCAAAACAAGATACACCAGACGGTAAAAAAGTAAAAGACTTATTATCTAAAGGTGAATTTGCACCTACACCGATTGTTATAGACGCAGTAAAGGAAAGAATGAAACAACCAGACGCACAAAAAGGTTATGTGTTTGATGGCTTTCCTAGAAATGTAGAACAGGCGAAAGCCATGGAAGAAAAAGGTATAGAATACGACCATGTTATTAATCTGGTTGTATCAGAGGAAGAAGTTGTTAAAAGATTAACTGCTAGAGGTAGAGCAGATGATAAACCAGAAATTATTAAGAATAGAATTAAAGTTTATCATAGAGAAACAGCACCTTTATTGACATATTACAAAGATGAAATAATAAATATTAAAGCAGAGGGTAGTACACCTGAACAAATAGCAAAAGAAATAGTAAAGAAAGTAACATGAAAACATTTGAACAAATAAGATACTTACAAGAAGGATTATATGACCCTAATATTTTTAAGGCATTTTTCCTTGCAGGTGGTCCTGGTTCAGGTAAAACATTTGTAACTAGAAGTGCATTTGCCGGGTTTGGTTTAAGAATGATTAACTCGGATAATGCTTTTGAAATGGCATTAAAAAAGAATAACTTATCTTTAAAAATGCCTGAAGACGAAGCAGAGGCTAGAGATATTGTTAGAGCAAGAGCAAAAGGAATGACAGGCACAATGTTAGACTTGTCTATCAGAGGTAGATTAGGTTTAATTATTGATGGTACTGGTAGAGATTATGATAAGATTAATCAACAAGTTTCACATTTAAAAGCTTTAGGTTATGATTGTTATATGATTTTTGTAAACACAAGTTTAGATGTTGCATTGGAAAGAAATGCACAAAGAGAAAGAAGTGTACCAGAATATATTACAAGAAAATCATGGCAAGGTGTACAAAGTAATATTGGTAAGTTTCAAAATCTATTTGGTATGGGTAATATGGTTATCGTAGATAACAACGAAAGTGATAGAGAACTAACAACTCAAACTATGAACAAATGTTCTAAAGTAGTTAGAAAATTGTTAACAAACAAAGTTAAGTCATACACAGCAAAAAGATGGATGGCTACAGAGAGAAAATTAAAAAGAAGATGAGATTTAAAGATTTTATAAACGAAAGCATTATTGATATACCTAGAAGGACTTATGCGCCTAAGGTATTTGATGACGCTGACACTAAAAATCCTAAGATTAAAGCTAGCGTAAAGGCTCAGATTCAGGCTCAGTTAAAAGAGTTTGAGTCGGAGTACCCTATTCTTAAAACTTCTTTGATAGGTTCTATACTTACAAAACGATATAGAAATGACGCAGACTTGGACATCAATATTTTATTTGATGTACCTACTGACAAACAAGAATTAGAAAGATTAAGATTGTCTAAAAAGTATTTGTCTGCTAAGACTGCCGGTAATGTCCAAGGTAAATTAATACCTGGTTCTGAGCACCCTATCAACTTTTATTTTATTACAGATAAGAAAACATATGAAGACCAAAACAAAAAGGCTGACGCTGTGTTTGATATCGAAACAGATAAGTTTGTAAAAAGACCAGAAGACTTTAGTTTTGATACAGGTTTATACATCAAAGACTTTGAGAAAAAAGTACAAGAGTTAGATGTAATTAAAGGTAATTTAAAAAGAGATATTATTGATTATGATGAACTAACAGAATTAAATCCAGATGATATTTTAAATCTACAAGACAGAATTAATACTAAGTTGGAAGAAATCGAAGATAGTATCAACGATATTGTAAAAATTGGTGACGGTGTTGACGCAGATAGAAGAGCTGCATTTGATAAAGATATGACACCAGACCAAATACAAAAGTTTGGTATTAAGAATAGATTACCTAAAAATGTTATCTATAAGATGTTAGAGAAATACCACTATTTAACTTTCTACAAAAAATGTAAAAAGATTTTAGATGACGGTAAAGTAACAGACGCAGAGATAGATAGTTTAAAAGAAGCAAAGGGCAAATCAGTTGCATTTACATTTGGTAGATTTAATCCACCAACTATTGGACATGAGAAACTTATAAACAAAGTTAAATCTGTACCAGCAAACGATTACAAAATTTATTTAAGTAGAAGTGAAGACCCTAAAAAGAATCCACTATCTCCTAGAACTAAACTAGATGTAATGAAAAAGATGTTTCCTTCTCATGCAAGAAACATTGAAATCAATACAACTAATATGATTTTAGATATATGTACTAAACTATACAATCAAGGTTACACAGATGTTAACATGGTTGTTGGTAGTGATAGAGTAAGAGAATTTGAAACCATCATTAAAAAATATAATGATGTAAAATCCAGACATGGATATTATAACTTTGACAACATCAAAGTTGTTTCTGCCGGCGAAAGGGATCCTGACGCCGAGGGAGCAACAGGTATGAGTGCAAGTAAAATGAGGGCTGCAGCTGCCAAAGGCGACCTTGCAAGTTTCAAAAAAGGTTTACCAAGAAACGCTGACGCAGAAAAGATTTTCAAAGATGTCCGAAAAGGTATGAACTTGGCCGCTAATTATTTACATATTCAAAATGTTAGACCAATTGCCAGTATGGAAGAATTTGAACAACAACAAATAAGAGACCTTTACATAAGAGAAATGATATTCAATATTAATGACGAAGTTGATTATATCAAAGAAGATGTAAAAGGTAAAGTAGTAAGACGAAGTACAAACTATGTCGTACTAGAAGATAATAATAACAATTTACACAAAGCATGGATATGGGATTGTATTCCTATACCAGCAGACAGAGAGGTCCAAGTGAGAGAACATGATTTAGATGTTGACTATGGATTCGAAGCAGTATCAGAAATTAAAGAAGATTTAGACGCTCAACCACAAGATAGAGATGTTAAGAAAAAAGACGGCACACAGCCTAAAAAGTATTACAAAAACCTATCAAAGGATACAAAGAGCAAAAGAGCAGATTTCTTTGCTAAGAATAAAGACAACAAAGAAGCACCAGGCGATAAAGACGCCAAAACAAAACCAAGTATTCATACTAAAAAGTATAAGAAGATGTTTGGTGAGATGAAGAAAGATTTACAAGACGCTTGTTGGGCAGGTTACAAACAAGTAGGTATGAAGAACAAGGGTGGTAAACAAGTACCAAACTGTGTTCCAGAGAGTATGAGTGTTGAAGACGCAAGAAAAGTAGATGGTTTTATACCAGAATCATATGAGATTGGTAAAGACTATGCAGACCACACAAAGAGGGTAACACCTGGTCAAAGTGTGGAAGTAAAGAAAGTTAAAGGTTTTATTGATAGAGAATCAAGTCCTACTGAAAAAGATGTAAAAGAATGGGCAAGTACAGATGAAACTATTGATAAATATAAGCAACGATATAAAGAGGAGTGGTCAAACAAACTCAAAGAGGTTGTGGCCAAGATGATAGACAAGCTATGAAGACTTTAAAAGAATACGAAAACATTGATAAATTGTGTGAAGAATGTATATTCGAACATGAGCATGAGCCTTTAACAGAGGCAGAATATCAAGGTAAAAAAGTCACTTTGAACAATCCAATGAGAACTCCTGGCGGACCTAAAAAGTTTGCCGTATATGTTACAAACGAAAAAGGAAATGTGGTTAAGGTAACCTTTGGTGACCCTAATATGGAAATCAAAAGAGATGACCCTAATCGTAGAAAATCATTCAGAGCCAGGCACAATTGTGAAAATCCTGGTCCAAAAACTAAAGCTAGATATTGGTCTTGTTATCAATGGAGAAGCGGAGCAAAGGTAGACAACTAATATGGCATACAGACAAAGAATGAGTGACTTACTAGAACAAGTAAGAAACCCACAAATAAAAGAATCAGGACCTAGTGATTATTTAAAATCAAAGATGTCTGATACACAAATTAATAACATCAAAAAAACTTGGGCAATGAAGACAGCAAAAGATGTCACACCTGCCATAAGAAAGATGATTAAAGATTTAGATATTCCAACTCAGCTTGCAATTAAACATGCAAACATTAATGTGATTTCTAAATTAGTTGAAGAAGGCGACCATGAAATTTCTATGGCACAAGGCGAACTCAAAGCTATCTCCGCAAAAGCTACTGAACTTGCTAATATGCTATCAACTAAATCAGATGACACAGATGAATTAGAAGCTTGGGTACAATCTAAAATTACAAAAGCAAAAGATTACATTTCTTCAGTTTCAGATTATCTAACACATAATCCAGGTCAACAAAACGAGGAGTTAGTAAAAGAAAACTTTAGTCCATCTCAAATTGCTAGACTTAAAAAAGAGTATGAAGTATTAAGAGGTAAAAAGATTTCAGTTGCAAATGCAAACAAACTATCACAAATGTTTAAAAACATTCCAGATAGTGGTCTAAAAGATATATACAAAGCAGATATTCCATTCTTATCTGTTATGGCTATGTCAAAGATGATACAAAAAGGTATCCCTAGACCAGCAGGTGTAAAATTAAATTTAGAAGAAGTAGAAATACTTGACGAAGCTACACAAGATTACCTAGAAATTACAGAGGGTAAAATTGATAGTAAAAAATTTGATAGTTTGAAAAAAGGTGATACAATGACTATCACTTACAATTCAACTATGTCGGGCACAACTGTTAAGAAATTTGTTGTTAAGAGTAAAAGTAGAAGTGCAAAATACAACACAGATAAAGTCAAAT